CAACTGGGTGTGACTGAGGCGGCGATCAATCTGGGCGTTGTTTGTGATCGATCGTCTTCACAGGGATGTGTTGTACGTATTACCAACTGCCTTGAATGCGAGTGACTTCAGCAAAGCACGTTTCAATACGGCCTTGAAGCTGAGCAGTTACTTGAATGCTTTATTCACAGAGACGGATACTGTGACGTTGAAGAAGGCCGGCGCGAATAGCCTTTACATCCGAGGGTCCAGGGGCGACAGTAATTTGAAGTCCATTCCAGTGTCGGATTTGATACTGGACGAAGTGGACGAGATGGAGCAGAGGGCGTATCTGCTGGCGTTGGAGCGATTGTCGGGTCAGCTTGAGAAGCATGTGTGGGCAATTTCAACTCCCACGATTCCTAACTTTGGGATACACAAGCTTTTTCAAGGGTCAACGCAAGAGCACTTCTTTTTCAAATGCCCACATTGCGGGCGGCGAACTGAGTTGACCTGGCCTGATTGCATCGAGATCATTGGCGAGACTGTTTACGATCCGCGTTGCAAGGAATCCTACCTGAAGTGCAAGGAATGCAAACACAAGCTTGAGCATGAAGCGAAGTTGGTTTTTCTGAAGGATGCGGTTTGGGAGCCGACCGATCATGCGGCCGATCCGGAACGACGTGGCTTTTACATCAATCAGTTGTACAGCTACACGGTAACACCGGGCGAGATTGTTGTTGCATACCATCGGGGCCTTGGAGACGAGGCGGCTGCGAAAGAGTTCCACAACTCAAAGATCGGTGAACCTTTTTTGGGTGAGGGGGCACAAGTCACGGATGACATGATCGATCGGAGTGTGAAGAATCATACCCGTAATGATTCCCGACCTGAAGTGGGTGGAAAGCGACTGATAACACTAGGTGCCGACCAGGGGAAGCTTGGCTACATCAGTGTGTGCGAGTGGTTATTGCCAAGCTATGACCGCGACATCAATGCCGTCGCCATCTGCAAGTTGCTTTGGTTCGGACATTTTGGTGAAGAGGATTGGGGCATTTTGGATGAGTTGATGCGGGAGTGGCAAGTTCTCGCGGCGGTAGTGGATGCGGACCCGAATATCAATGAGGCTCGACGATTTGCGAGACGCTTCTGGGGCTACGTTTGGTTGACTCGCTATCGAAAAGGGTTGACCGCGAAAGAGATGACAATTGCGGAGGAGGATACGGCTCCTATTGCACAGGTGGATCGGTCGAATTGGCTGTCATGTTCGCTGGGGCGTTTCAAGACTGACCCATCACGAATCATGTTGCCGCGCGACATTTCGTTGGAGTACCGAGACCATTTGAAAAACGTAGTGCGGACTTATGACAAGGATAAGTTCGGCAACCCCGAATTGACTTACGTATCCACTGGCCCTGACCACTATACGCATTCGCTGACGTATGCTGAAATAGCTCTCCCGTTGGCGGCGGCGATCACAGAGAATCAAGACATCACAAGATCGGTGTAAGCTATGGCGAAATCGAAAGAAATCAAGATTGTTGACACTCGCCATCCGATGGTGTATGTAGGTCAGACTGATTGGGCGCTTTGGCGGAAGACTTACGACGGCGGTCTTGATTTTCGTGACACCTACTTGAAGCAGTTCACTGCTCGTGAAGAGCAGACTGATTTCAATTTGCGAAGAGAGATCACGCCGATTCCAACGTTTGCCAAAGCTGCGCTGAATGACATTCGCAACGCGATTTTTCAGCGGATGCGTGATATTCTTCGGCGCGGTGGAAGTGAAACGTACCAAAATGCGATCAACGGTTTGCAAGGTGGTATTGACCGTCGCGGTTCGACGATGAATGCTTTCCTTGGGATGAAGGTTCTCACTGAGTTATTGGTGATGGGCCGTGTTGGCGTTTATGTAGACGCCCCGGTCGCACCGAAAGTATCCACGCTTGCTGAAGCCGCTACCCAGCCCTACCTTTACCAGTATGCGGTTGAGGACATCCTGAACTGGAAGATGGCTGGGCCCGACAAAGAATCACAATTTCAAGCGATTTTGCTTCGTGATACTACGTTACAGTTCGATCAGCGAACACTTCTCCCGTCCACAACTGGTGAGCGTTACCGGCTTATGTGGATCGACTCTGAGACCGGGAATGTGATGCTGCAATTTTACAGTATGACTGGTGATCCTATTGACTCAGATGGTGAACCTGCTATTGACGGCCCCGTCATGTTGGAGTTGAAGCAGATTCCGTTTGTAATACTTGAACTCGAAGACAGTCTCCTCAAGGACGTTTGCTACTACCAGATTGCGTTGTTGAATTTGGTTTCCGCTGATGTAAACTACGCTTTGAGAGCGAACTTCACGTTTATGGTCGAGCAACGCGATCTCCGGGCCACGGGCGCGCATTTGAAGCGCACGGCTACGGCGGAAGGCACTGCGACTGCCGGTGGGCAAGGTGCCGATGATGAAGATATCAAAGTCGGCGCAACTCATGGCCGTGCGTACGACAAGGGGATGAATGCGCCAGCTTTCATTAACCCGTCATCGGAAACACTGGAAGCTTCGTTGGCTCTCCAAGTGAAATTGGAAAATGATATTCGCAAGTTGATTAACCTCGCTGTGACGAATATCGGTGAGAATACGTCTGATGCTTCGACTGATAACGCCGGTCTCGAAGCCGGGTTGTCTTACATTGGCCTCATTCTGGAGAATGCTGAGCGACAGATTGCTACGCACTGGGCAGCGTATGAGCAACGCAATCTGAAACAGCGAAATGTGGCCACTGTCAAGTATCCGGATCGCTACAGTTTGAAGACTGACGTTGACCGTGTGACGGAAGCGGAGAATTTGTCTGATTTGATGACGGCTGTTCCAGGTCGTACCGTCAAGAAAGAACTCGGCAAGTTGATTGTGACTGCGTTATTGGCTGGAAAGGTTGATCTCGAAACCATCCAGAAGATTGAGAAAGAGATTGAGGTCGCAGGGTATACGACCAGCAATCCCAGCACGATCATTGAGGCGAAGAACGCTGGCTTGTGTGGCGATAAAACTGCTTCTGAAGCTCTCGGTTTCACCGGTCAAGAATACATCAAGGCTCGTGCGGATCACATTGACCGAATCAAGCGTATTGCGGAAACACAAGGTGTAATCGAAGGTGGTCAGAATCCGGCGGCTCGCGGGGTCGATGATTTGGCTTCTGACACAAGCGGTGGTAGGGATGAGAAAGAGGTGAGTCGGGAGACGGATTTGGAAGCAACAACTACTTCTCGCGTGCGTGGCGAAGGCCAGGCGAAGAAAGGTGAGTAACTGTGGAGATAACAAAAGAAACTGTCAATGATTTGTGGCATGGTCACACTGTTGTCGGGACCACACGAGTCAAAATTGTCGGTTTGGCTCTTGGAACGCAAGCATTGAAGGGAATCTTGCTTGTTACGCCTGGCTCAAATGCTCCTGTTCCTAATACCGATCCAATTTGGATTGGGGGTGGCGGTGTTACTGCTGATTCTGTGCTTGGAACAGGCGGTTTGTGGATGATGCCTGGGGACAGACTTTTCGTTCCAATAGCTGATTTGTCGAAACTTTACGCGGTTTCGACTGCGGCCGATCAAGACCTCGCGTGGATGGGGATGTAAGATGTTAGGATTTTATCATGCTTCATTAGGTATCGGACTTGCTGGTGCCACTGGCGATATTGGCGCGACGGGTGATGCTGGCGCAACTGGTGATGCAGGCGTGACTGGCGACGCAGGTGCGACTGGTGATGTAGGTGCAACTGGTGTCACAGGTTCGACAGGTCCGCAAGGTGATCCTGGTGACATAACTTGGAAACCGCCTGTTCGTCTTCGTGCTCAGGGAAATGTCGATCTCAGTACCGCGTTGGAAGCTGGAGATTCGATTGATAATGTCACGCTTGTCGAAGATGATTTAGTCCTCTGTGATCGGCAAACTACTGCAACTCAGGATGGTGTGTATGTTGTGCCGGCTTCTGGTGCGGCTTCGCGCGACGGAGATTGGCCTGTTAGTGGTGAGGCCGCTAACTGGGTGGTCTTTGTTCAAGAAGGCGATACTGATGCGGACCAAGCGTTTATCTGTACGAATAACAGCGGCAGCGATGTGATCGGTACTGATGATCTCGTGTTTGCTCAACTCGCTGATGTTGGTCCAATTGGCCCAGTTGGTGCGACTGGTGTGACCGGAGCCGATGGTGCGACTGGCGATACCGGGCCCGCTGGTGCAACTGGGGCTGGCGGGGCTGCTGGCGCCACGGGTGACACTGGTGCGACGGGTGTTCAAGGTGACGACGGGGCAACCGGCGATCAAGGTGCGACTGGTGATGCAGGTGCAACTGGTGTCACAGGCGCGACGGGTCCGCAAGGTGATCCTGGTGACATAACTTGGAAACCGCCTGTTCGTCTTCGTGCTCAGGGAAATGTC